CATTGTCCAAAATAAAGAAACAAGCAAACCCAAGATACAGAGAGAAAGTTGAATACAATAAAAGAAATGGGATCAAACCATGGGAGAATAAGTAATGCCTGGAAGAGCGCAGCAGAAAGTTTTTTGCCAGGGTTTTACTAGAGCTGGATTAAGAGAGGGTAAGAAAATACCTTGTAGAATGAAGGGTTATCCATTATCTGGTGGTAAGTTATTCAAGTGCAAGTACCATGGATTTCAAAACTACGATAAATTTAATAAAGCTAAATACACAGATGAAACAAGAATAAAACAACTATCCAAACTAATACAATTTAGGAACTATACAGATGACCAAATCAAAGAATACTATTACACAAAAACCAAACCAAGAATTGATAACAAAGGAAAGTCTATCTACCATTTGCGAAAAATTGGTAAACGGCTTAACCCTTACAGAGATACTAGAGGAAAAGCAGTATCCGTACAGCTTGGCGAAGTTTTATCACTACTTAAAAAAAAATCCAGAAGCAGAGCATAAGGTAACTGAAGCAAGAAAATTAGGTATCCAAACTCTAATAGACAAACTGTTACAAGTTTTTAGCTATCAAGAAATTGAATCTCCACAAGAAATTTTATTTATCCGAGAGAAAACAAAGTTTATCCAATGGATTGCAGGCAAGGTATCCGATTTATATAGCGATAATAAACCTATAAAACAAAACATTGATACTAAAATGACTATATCCTGGGAAGATAATACTGATGATTTGATTGATGTATCTGGGGATATAACTGATATACCCCCAGACAATAAAGATTAGTTATTACTTTTTATGTTTATTATTAATTCAATATCACTTGAATATTGATGATGTAAATCTTCATACTCTTCTAAAAAAGCAACCATCTTTCTTAATCTTTGACCATCTGTACTTTTAATAGAAGTAAGTAATTGATTTTTTAATTCTTTATTTCCTTTGTATTTATTTCCATAAGAATTAATTGTGTATTTATCTATAAACATATTTTTCCTTTCTATATTTTTTTAGCTATGTATTGAAATTTAGGATCATGATTTATGTTTCCATATTCCAATCGTTTTTGAAATAAAACAACTCTTTTACTTTCATAAGCACGCATAAACAAATTTGCTATATCCCTTATGGAGTAGTCATAAAATCTATCTTTTGCAAGATACCCCTCATGATAAGTTATTGATTCATTAGTTTGTGCAGTTTGTAACCAGGCTTCGTATTTGCTTAACATTTTTTTTATCCTTATTGTTTAGTTGTTTGTTTTTATAGTGAGTGTAAATAATTCCTTTAGCACTCAAGATATTTATTAGAGTTTGTTTTTTTAACTCTTCTAAATTTTGTTGTTTCATAATTTATTTTGTATCTCCTTTAAATAATCTTCGTTTTCTTTTTGTATTTCCTGTTCTATTTCTTTTTCTCTTTTTTTCCTTTCATGGTTTCTAGCTTTATTTATTTCTTGTACTATTCTTATTTCATCTAATGTTTGATCTGGCATTATTCATTACCCCATTGTTGAGCCATTGCTTGAGCAATCCCAGACCAAAATTTAGATCTGTCTTTAGAACCTCTTGCAACATATCTATTTTTATTTTTGTTTGTATTTTTATATCTACTAGTACCACTTTCAATAAATGTTTTTATTTCTGATTTATCTATGATGTTAGTAGGTTTTAATTTTGGCAATCCTTTTAACCACAATCTAGTTTTTTTTGTGTATGGATGACCAAATTCGTATGGTTGTATTTCCTGGGAATATTTTGGTAATTCAAATATCCGAGAAGATACAGGATTTTCAATAGCAATTTTTTTACAACTATGATTATAAAATTTCATGAAAAAATCCTTTGCTACCAACCCTTTTTCGTATCTTTCCATATCCAATTTACCTTTTTCTGGATATAAACGACAGGCTCCTGCATTGGATAAATAAGTACATGGTGGATGAGCAATTATTAAATCCCAATCTTTATTTAAATGCTCTAACACATCCCCTTTAAAATGATTTCCTGGAATTTCTGTATCCAAAATATCACATGACCAGGCGTCATGACCAAGTTTTTTAAACTCTTCTCTGACAGTTCCAGAATACTCACAAGCTATTAATACTTTCATATTTTTTTTACTCTCCAATTGGTTGATTTAAAAAATTACTTAATTCAGATACTTGAGATCTAACTTTATAAAATTTACGACTTAAAAAATCTGGATGATTTCTATCCATAATTTTATGATCAATATAAACTGAATAATTAGTTGCGTGTTTTAATGGAATAAAGGATTGCGTGCCGTATTCCTTTCTGGAACCTCTTCCCAATATCCGAACCTTATAACGATCTTTATTCACAAATTTTCTTATTGCTTTTATAAAATCCCAACCCTCTTTTGAGTTAGGGATCTTATGAAAATAATGAACGCAAGCGAATTGTTTTTGTTTTTTTGGTTGTATGTTTGTTGCGTTTTTTATCGATTGTATTACTTCTAAATTATTCATTAAATAACCCCCAATCTTTCAATTTCTTTATATTGATTTAGAGTTATTTCTCTTTCTGAATAAACCTCTATCGCATTTTCCATAAAGTTATCCCAAAAAACATTTGTTTTTAATTCGTTCTTTTTAGATAAACCCCAAAACTTTTTGCAATATCCATACTCTGTCATTTTTTTATCAAAAATATAAGTTTCTAAATGCTCATATTCCCCAATGACACAATTGAATTTTACTAAATATTTTTTTTTCATTTTTTTTATATCCTTTCTAGATTGTTATAATTAAAACTATTATTAAAAATAATATTGTTACCGAAAAATAATATTGAGTATTACTCAAATAACCCCCCTTTCTTTTTTAAACTCTTCAAAACTTTTTGCTTTTGAACTTAAAATATCGCAATACTCTTCAACATAATATCCATGTAAATTGAAATTATATTTTTTTTTTGTTTCCGAAATATCGTGATTAATTTCCTTAATCCTTTTATCTTTCCAATTACTCATCAAATACCTTTCTAATTTTATTATATTTATTTTGTAATTCAAAATTTCTATTCATTAAAAGTTCTTCTCTAATTTCAAGATATTTTTTATCTTTTAATAAAGATCTTAAAACATGGATTAGATCCATATCTTTATATTTAAGATATTGTTTTTTAGATGTTGAATAATATTCCTGGTTGCTAAATTCAACAACATCGCAAGGTAGTTGACGATCAATATCTATTTTTAAATGTTCAAGATATTTTTTTAAACTATATTTGTTTATTTGTTTTTTCATTGTTTCCTTTCTAAAAATCTAATAAATTATTTTTTCTTAAAATATTGTTGTTCATTGTTTGTCTATTAGCATTTAATATACCTATTCTCTTAAACTCAAAACCAACAATTAAATCAATTAATGTTTCCTTACTTTCTTTGTTTAAAAGTTTTCGTATTTTTTTTTCATTAAACTTTTCAAGTTTGTAAAGTTTAGGTTTATTTATTTTTTTTTGCATTGTTTCCTTTCTATTTAGTTAATTTTTGTTTTAATTTCTTTTTTCCGTATGTTTTAACTTTTTCAACTATGATTGATGTAGTGTCTTTTTTGTAGCATAACAGACAATCTTTACATTTTTGACCCGTACAATTTTGTTGATCCTGGAAATCAGTTTCAACAACTGTATTAAAAGTTTTATCAAAATGTTTAGGGGTTTTTGTCATAATATGATTAGTCAAGGGTGATGAGTAAATCAATATTAGATTTTTTGGTTTTTGGTGTGTATCAAAAAACGGCTTGATCACATCAAATCTTTTTGTCCAAAGGCTAAAATTACAATGAGGATTTTTTAAAGCAATATTAACATAATTTTCTAAATTTATTGTTGCTTGCTTTTTATCTAATGCTAATTCCCCATGAGCATTGAAACGAAAAAATGCGCTATTAATTACAGGCAATGCGTCTGGATGTAAAACTTTTGAATTTAAAAGATCCGTATTTCTTTGTAATGCAGGCGCCATATTTTTTCTAAATGTATTCAACATTTCATGAGAATAACAAAAAGTGCAAATATTTTTTGGATCCTGTTTTTTATATTGTTTTTGGCAATATCCGTTTGTTGTTGTGTTTGTTGATATAGCTTGAAAACCTTCTAGTTTTCCTGTCATTTTTGAGATATGTATCATTTGTTTTTTTCCTTTTTTTGTTTTTTATTATCTTATTTATTTTTTACTTTCTTTAAATTGACAAGTTGTCGCATTATAAAGTTTCTGTAACAACTTCGACAGAATATCCCATTGTTTTAATTTCCTGGATCTCTTCTCTGTCAAAAGTTCTTTTTCTCATTAATCTTGAAAATGAAGTTGAAATTTTGCATTTTGGATAAATTCTCTCAACACCATAAACATTTTTTATAGATACTTTGATTTCCATTATTTACCCCCTTGATACTTAAATGATACTTTGCAATCTAGTTGTTTTTCAATTTCGGCTACTTGTTTTTGAACGACAATAGAATTGATTTCATTTTTAGATATTATTGCTCTATCTAGATCATCATCTTTTAAACTATTTAAAATAGATTGAAATAATACAAACCTAGATTGATCATCAAATAATTTGTAAGCGTCTGTTAATTGTGTTTTTTTTAGTTTTCTTGACATTTTTTTTCCTTTTGTTTTATATTTGCCTTTATAAGGTAAGTTATAGATCTAATTTAAAAATAGAATATGACAGATTGACGCATAATAATTATGGCTAAAATATGGCACAGCTCAATTGTTTATTGGTTTAGAAATTGGAATTGAAAATAGAAATAATTCACTATCCAAACATCAACCAAACTTTTTTCTGTTTACGCATTATGACCAACGGATCTAAAAATTTCTGATAATTAATCGTTATCAGAAAATCCTTATAAAATAGATAGTGATATATTTTTGTTATCAATAGTAATGATACTTATATCCACCTTTTTTACTATTTACTTGCACATTATTATCATTCTAAACTACCCCCTATACCCCAGATTTTACCTGCGATGTTATACATATATATACATGGATAATTTCAACAGACACACAGACACCTAGCCAGTTATACACAAACACTTTTTTGTTTTATTTTTTTTTAAATCTACTACATATGGTATATGGCTTATCTAGACACAGACGATTTTGATTGTATTGCTTTTATAGATGAGAAAACTAATTCAGTAACAGTTAAATTTATTGGTATTCCTAATAAAGAATCTGCAAATTTGTTTATAAACTATGTCATGGTAACACTAGGTGTTGATTATCAACCACTAGATCATGGTGATAGATCCAATATGATACACTAATGAATATTAAAATACCTTACACACCAAGGAAGCATCAAGCATATTTACATAAACAGATTAACAATCATAGATGGAGTGTGCTAGTTTGTCACAGAAGGTTCGGTAAAACAGTATGCATGATCAACCATTTAATCAAATCTGCATTAATGTGTCCACATAAGAACCCAAGATTTGCATATATTGCTCCTACATTCAAACAGGCAAAAAGTATTGCCTGGGATTATATGAAACAGTTTACTGATAAAATCCCATCAACAAAGTTCAATGAAACAGAGTTAAGAGTAGATCTGCCAAATGGTGCTAGGATTACATTACTCGGAGCAGAAAACTCTGATGGATTAAGAGGTATCTACCTGGATGGCTGCGTTATAGATGAGTACGCAAACATCGATGGAAAGCTATTTGCAGAGATAATTAGACCAGCTCTATCAGATCGTAAAGGCTACTGTGTCTTTATTGGTACACCTGCAGGAATGAACAATAACTTCTATGATCTATACCAACACGCAAATGGTGCAGAAGATTGGTTTAACTACAAAGCTAAAGCAAGTGA